AGATGATGACGATGTTGTGATCGGAACTAATGTGGAATATGCTCCTTATATAGAATTTGGAACAGTCAAGACGGGAGCTCGGCCATACCTTAGGCCTGCTATTCATGATCATCTTGACGAATATAAACAAATGATAGAAACATGTCTAAAAGAATAAGGAGCCTTACGGCTCCTTTTTTACATGAAATAAGTTAACGTTGTTTTAGATTCATATTTAAGCTCTAAGGGATATCGGCTTGCTATCTCTTTCACTTTTGCTTTGTAGCGGTCGGTATCTACTGATACAAACTTGATGCACCAGCGGGCGTCTTTCATCTTGAAAAGCGCTTGAACGTGTCGGATTTTATTTTCTATAAGTTCTCTTTGAATCGCATCAAATAACTCTCTGAAATTCATTTTAATACCTCCTATTAGATTATGATGTGAAGTGCCAGGTATTTAAACCTGGCATTCTTTCCATCCATTCATTTTGAGCAGATTATAAAGGGTAGTGAATGAACATGTGAGCTCCCTGGTTCCCTCTTTAGTATATTCAATGCAATCTCCATCATCAAATAACCAAAATGTTCTTGTAAGATGTCCTTTATTCATCTTAATGAGTGATCCGTTTGTCATGATGTTTACCTCCTTATTTTTATTCTTTAAATATTCAGCAATAACTTCTGAAAGTTTATACCCAAAAACACTGGCAAATTTTGTAAGTGTCTGTAATTCTTTTTCAGTCAACTCGTTTTTTCTTGTCATGATTTTATCTCCTTATCTTAAATGTTTTCTGGCTTCAAATGGTTGATATACTGCCATGGTCGTATTGAATTTTGATGGCCTATCGATGTGAATTATACCGTTATAATCTACGTCTACCACATTATAAATTTTGTTATTAAACTCGACTTTTTTTCCGATCCATTCTTTTTTAAGCTTTTCGATATAGTCTTTCCACATTGTTTAATCCTCCCTTATACTCTCTTAAAACCATCAGCAAGTTGCTTTTTGATGAGATCGTTGATTTCATTTTTGTCTTTGCTGTAATGTGTTCTAACAGTTTTTCTAAAGCTAATCGTTGCGCAGTAGAAATCACCTGATTTTCTGCAATTCCATGTCATATTACCTTTTCTATAAGTCGCTACGATTATTCCTTCCGGGATTCCGTTCATTGTCATCATAATGCTTACCTCCGTATTGGTAACCTCTTGTTTAACTATATTTATTGTACCACAAAGAGTGTATAATGTAAACTAACATATTTAACAGGTTTCGGTACATTTTTTAGTGCATATTTACAACTATAAACAAACGTTGTATAATAACCATTGATGATGGACAAAGAAATGTCACCGAAGAAAAGGAGATCATTATGGCACTTTGGAAAGATATTGCTGGATATGAAGGATTATATCTTATTAGCAATGAAGGCGAAGTGTTGTCGCTCCCAAAAGTTATTAACTCCAAAAATAAATTTGGAGAGATAACAGTAAAAAGAAAAGCAAAAAAGTTAAAACCTCATTTGCGAGGACGCAAATATGCACAATATCCGGCTGTAACATTAGTTAAAGACGGTAAAGCAAAGGCTTATTCGTTGCATAGGCTTTTAGCAGAGACGTTTATTCCTAACCCCGATAATTTACCGGTCATAAACCATAAAGATGAAAACCCGTTAAATTATAGCCTAGATAATTTAGAGTGGTGCACGCAGCAATATAATATTGATTATAGTAAGTCAAGAAGAATTGCACAGTATCTTGATGGAGAAAAAATTGCAGAGTATAAAAGCGTTAATTACGCGGCAAAAATGACTGGCATATTAAGAAGTTCTATAGGAAATTGTTTATGCGGTTTTTCTAATACTGCAGGTGGTTATACCTGGGAGTATTGCGATAGAAAGGAGTGATGACTTATCGCACTTACAAGAAAATTCTTATCCGCAATGGGAATCGAACCAGACAAAATTGATGAGATTATCACTGCACACGCTGAAACAGTAGACGGCCTCAAAGCAGAGAGGGATGCGGCAAAGCGAGATGCTGAAAAGTATAAAGCTGATGCTGATAAGTTACCTGATATTCAGCAGAAACTTGACGATCTTGAGAAATTACATTCTGGGGCCAATCCTTTTGAAGAGAAGTTTAACTCTATGAAAGAGGATTATGACAAGCTTAAAGGTGAGTTTGATCAGTATAAGTCTGATATTGAAGCAGAAAATACTAAACGAACCAAAGAGCAAGCATATAGAAATCTTCTCAAAGAGATTGGCGTGTCAGAAAAGAGAATTGATTCAGTTCTTAAAGTATCAGATCTTGATAACGTTGAGATCGATAAGGATGGAAAGATCAAAGATGATGGAGAGCTTACAAAATCCATCAAAGAGGAGTGGTCAGATTTTATTGTTACAGAGCATAAAACTGGAGCGCCCACCCCTAATCCATTTGGAAGATCAACCGATGTGCCTAAGGGAGAGAGCCGCGCAGCTAAGATCGCAGCTCAATATCATAATAACCTTTATGGAGAATCTAATAAGGAGGGCAATTAAATGTCGTACATTGGAAAATCAGAGGGTACCTGCTGGGAAGCTGGTTATTTCCTCGCAGATGACGAGAATTGCGTAAGAGAGACAAGACAGGTTGCTGCTAATGATAGCAGAGCAATCACCGGCGAGAATGGCGGTAAGTATGTTCCTGCCGGAGCGCCTTGGCCCGAGACCGGAGCAAATGCCGTAGGTCTTCTTTATGAGCCTACTGATATTTCAGTTGGAGCAGCCGCTGCATCTGTTGTAACAAAAGGCATTGTTATCAAGGACAGGATTGATCCTGAGTTGCTTACAGCTTCTACAATTACTGCTCTTGAAAACAAGGGATTTGTTTTTAAGTCAAGTTCTGCAGTAACTCGTCCGTACTAATTTAAGGAGGTAAATAACCATGGTAGAGAGATGGGAAAATAATATACTTGGTCTTGTGCCCAAGGATGATTGGCTTGATGTAGGATTTAATGTTACACGTCAGAATGATCCTACTGACTTGCTGCTTGGAGATCTTAAGACAGATAACCTTGTTGCAAAGTGGCAGTCGATTGCTAGTGAGTATCAGATTCCTATGATGGCGCAGTTCCATGGATTTGATACTGAGTCACAGAAGACCTTCCGTGTACCTGTTGATACGCACAACATTGAGAAGGGTCTCATCAAGGTTAAGATTAACCAGTCTGAGCGCATGAGAGCGCTTATCCGTACAGGTGTTCGTGAGGATGCCCTTTACGATTATGTTATCAACGACGGTGTTCGCCTTGCTGATCAGGTATTCACAAGAACAAAAGTCGCTAAGAATGAGCTTCTTGCAACTGGTAAGGTAACAATCAAGGAGAATAACCTTGATCTTACTGTTGATTATGGCGTTCCTGCTGAGAATACAAATCTTACTCTTGATTTTGCAGATGATGCAGCAAAAGATATTCCTGCTCAGATTCAGGATATTATCGACCTTGCGACTGATCAGGGTGTAACGATTACCGGTATTTACTGCTCAAAGAAAGTTATCACAAAGCTTCGTCAGAATGCAGCCATTCAGAAAGCAATCAATGGAAATGTTGGTGCGGGTGCTCTTGTTCGTACTCAGCAGCTTAACGATTATCTTGCAGATGAGTTTGGTATCACTCAGGTTATTACCAACGATCTTACTTATGGCTCAAGCGCAGTCATCGGTGACGATGGTAGACCCGTAATCACTTCTAAGAAGTATTACCCTGTTGATAAGATCGCATTCTTTGCTACCAATCCTGGTGGTAAGATCGGTACTGGTCTTTGGGGAGATCCGCCTGAGGTTGAGGCTGCTAGATTCTATGATGTTTCTACAGAGCCTAGCGTATCGCCTTTTGTATATGTAATGCAGTGGATGGAGACAGACCCCGCAGTTCTTTGGACAAAGGCAAGCGGACTTTTCATGCCTGTTCTCTATAATCCTAAGTCACTGTTTATCGCAACCGTTGATACAGGAGCATGATATGTATAAGGTAATAAAGTTCTTTACGGATTTACAGGATAATAGACACCCCTACAATGTAGGGGA